GCCGAAGCCACCGCCCGCGCCAGTGCCGGCCAAGCCCCGACGAGTGCCGATCAGCAGGCATCGATTGCCCAGGCCGCCATCGGCCAAGGCGTTGATCCTGATTTGTTCGGCGATTTCTCGGAAGAGGCTATTGCCAACGGCGTTAAGCAGTTGGTCGATGCGCAGGTATCGGCACAAGTCCAGTCTCGCGTGGATGCGCGGGTCAATGAACTGATGGCGCCGATGTTCAAGCAGCAGGAAGAGGATGCGACAGCCGGGCATTACCGGGCGATTTACACCGCACATCCGGACACGGATTCGCTTCTCGACAGTCAGGAGTTGGCGGAATGGCAAGCGGCGCAGCCGGCCTTCGTTCAGGAAAGCATCGCTGCAATCCTGAAAGCTGGCACGGCAGCACAGGTGATCGAGGTTTTCGATTCCTTCAAAGCAGCGACCGGCAAGCCGGCAGTTGATCAACAGGCGGCTATCAAGGCCAAAGTCGGCGCAGCCATCAAGGCCGCCGCCGATGTGGTGCCGGCCAGCCTGTCCGAACTGTCCGGCGGATCAGTGGGGGTTAGCGACGTGGAACGCGCCACCGCCCTGGCCGGAGATCCCGCAAAGCTCATGGAATTCATGGCGAGTCTGAGCCCGGAAAAGGCCAATCGCCTGATGAACAGCATGGTGTGACCACTTAGCGCCAAACGTAACGAATTTCAATCCATCCCATTTAGGAGGACGCTATGTCCAAAACTACCACGGCCGCGGGCTCACCCAACGCCCAATTCGTACAGGCTGCCGGGCTGTTCACTCAGTCCATGCAGCGCAATTCGACTATGAACCGCATGGTCGGCAAGATGCCGTCCAGCGAAAGCGAAGTCGCTGAAGTCGTGCGCAAGCAGACCAGCACCGACATGCCGATTGTCCGCACGGTCGATCTGTCGCGCGGCAAGGGTGATGAGGTCGAGTTCCATTTCGTCCAGCCGACCGGCGCTTACCCGATCATGGGTTCGCGTCAGGCCGAAGGCAAGGGCGTCGGCATCTCGCTTGACAAGGCCCGTGTTCGAGTCAATCAGGCGCGTTTCCCGGTCGACCTCGGCGACACGATGAGCGACATCCGCTCGCCGGTCGATTTCCGCAAGGTTGGCCGCCCGATTGCCCAATCGCTGATGGATGGCTATCAGGATCAGTCGATGCTGGTGCATCTGGCCGGCGCTCGCGGTTTCCATGACAACATTGAATGGCGCCTGCCTGTCGCTTCGCACGCAGATTTCGCCGAGATGGCGATCAACGACGTCAAAGCGCCGACCAAGAACCGCCATTTCATCGCCGATGGCGATGCGATCAAGCCGTTCGCCGTCAGCGGTGGCGACATCGATCTGGCAACGACCGACCTACTGACCATGGAAGTGGTTGATAGCGTGCGTACCGTCATCGAGTCGATTGCGCTGCCGCCGCCGGCTATCAAGATTCCGGGTGACGTGGTGGCCGAAGATTCGCCGCTGCGCTGCATGCTGGTTTCGCCGGCTCAGTATCACGCGTTTTCGCAGGATACGAACTTCCGCCAGTTCCAGGCGAGCGCCATGGCTCGGGCGAGCAAGGCCGGCAATCACCCGTTGTTCCTCGGCGAAGTCGGCCTGTGGAATGGCGTGCTGATCATGAAGATGCCGAAGCCGATCCGCTTCTATGTGGGCGACACGATCAGCTACTGCGCATCCAATGAAACCGAAACCGAATCGACCTGTGTCGTTCCGGCCGGATTCGGCACGACCCATGCCGTGGATCGCGCCCTGCTGCTCGGCGGCCAGGCGCTGGCCCAGGCTTTCGCATCCAGCCGTCACGGTGGCATGCCCTACTTCTGGAAGGAAAAGGGCTGGGACCACGACGACAAGATGGAGTTGCTGATCGGTGCCATTCAGGGTCTGTCGAAGATCCGCTGGCTGGTCAATCAAGGTAACGGTGCCAAGCACTACACGGATCATGGCGTCATCGCCATCGATACCGCCGTGCCGATCATCGGCGCCCGCAACTAAGCAATGAATTCCGGGCTGCCATCAGGTGGCCCGGCACTCTGATCAAATTCAGGAGGCTCAAATGGCCACGATTACCCAGAAGTTCAATCCCAACAACAATGTTGGCAGCACCCCGTGGGGTAACACCCGCGGCCTGAAATACACGCTCGAAACCAACGCGGCCGGCGCGGCGATCGGTTCCGACTCGACCGCCGCCATCGGTCTTGGCGACAAGGTTCGTATCGGCGTCATTCCGGCCGGCACGTCCCTGCTCGACAGTCTGGCGATTCTTTCGGTCGCCATGACCGCAGCCGTGACCGGCAAGATTGGGTTCGAGTACGTCGATGGCGTCGATGTGACTGCGGTTCCGCAAGACGACGACTATTTCCTCGCTGCCGGCCAGGACTTGGCGACCGCCGCACGTCTGCGCAATGCCACGACCAATGCCGCAATCACGCTGCCGAAGGATGCCTGGCTGATCCTGACGACCGCTGGTGCAGCCAACGCCAAGGCCAGCAAACTGGACTTCATCCTGTTTGGTGCCAGCGAAGGCGTCGCCTAATCGGCGCAAGCGGGGCGGGTTATCTCGCCTCGCTTTTTCCCAACTACACAAAGGATTTCACCATGGATCTGGTGCGTCTCAAATACTCTGGCCGCAAGGCATTCAAGGACAAAGCCTCCAAGACTTCATGGAATCCCGGCGACACGAAGCCGGTGACGGTCGATGCGGCACGCCGCCTCAAGAAGTTTGCCGAATTCGCGCTAGCCGAGACTGGCTCCAACGATGCCAATGAAATGCAGGCCGCCATGGCGCGGCAGAACGAGGTCGACCAGTCTGACAAACAGGAACTTGATCAGGTCGAAGGCGTTCTACTGACCATCGAAAGCATGGACAAAGGCGCACTGGAAACCTACGCCAGCAAGTACGAGGTCAATATTGACCGGCGCAAGAAGGTCGAGGATCTTCGTTTCCAAGTCGCTGGCCTGGTTGAGCAGTTCGGAGCGCGCTGACATGACGATGGATGAGTTTATTCGTCGGTTCCGCGCCGAAGCCAAGGATGAGCGCAAGCCCTATCTGTGGTCCGATGAACTCATTAAAGGCTTTTTCAACGGAGCCGAGCGGCGGGCGTGCGTCTGTGCCAGGCTGTTATTCGAAGATGACGACCCGGCGATTTGCTCGATTGACTTGAGCGTTGCCGATCACACCTACGCACTGCATGGCAAGCTGTATGAAATCGTCAGCCTGCACATCGCCAATGCGGCCGGCGAGATGCGGCCGATTGAGTTACGGAGCCGCGAATGGCTCAACGCTAACGATCCCGGCTGGCGTGAAAGCAGTTGCCTAGCTTATGCCGCCATTCAGCGGGACACCGCCATTCGTGTTGTGGGTGAAATTGTGGCCGGCGACGAACTGCTGATTGAGGGATACCGCCTTCCTATGCGCGACATGGCCGCGGCTGATTCCTGTCCGGAAATCCACGAAGCGCACCACGAACACCTTATCGAGTGGGCGCTGCATAAGGCGTTTTCAATTCCCGATACAGACGGCTTTGATCCGGATCGCGCGGCAAAACATGAAGCCCGATTTACGCGCTACTTCGGTCCGCTACCCGATAGCGACATGCGCCGCTCGACACGCACCGATTCTGTTCAGCACAACGAAGTCCATATCTTCTGATTGCTCGAATGGCCGGCTGAAATGCTGGCTTGTTTGAAAAAATCGCGCCATATCTAGACGGACGCATTCAGCAATGGCCGACCAAACCCAAGACATCTATCTCCAGCAGGGCAAGACGCAGCCGCTTGTTTTGCGCTGCGAAATGACGGCGCCGATTGTTCATAAGCCGATCACGGCCATCTCGCTGGGTTTCGGGGCGCCGCGGCTGACCGTTACAGGTCACGGGATGCTGGATGGCTGGCGCTCTGCCTGCTATGGCGTGCTGGGCATGAAACAGATCAACGCCGAGAACAATCCACCGAGCGAGTCGGATTATCGCGCCGCGACGGTTATTGACGCCAACACCATTGAATTCAACGCCGTTATTCCGGTGGATGACAATGGCCGCAAGTGGTCGGCCTATACGGCAGAAGGCTTCATCCAATACAACACGCCACGGGATTTGGCTGGACTCAATGGGCGTTTGCACATCCGCACCAAGAAGGGCGCCGAACTCAAGCTGAAATGCACGGTGGGCGGCGTGTCTGGAACCTCCCGGCCGACTGCCGCCGGCGCTGATGGCACGGTGACATGGATTGCCACGACCGATGCCGTGACGGAAGCATGGGCGGCTGGCGCCACATACGCCGCTGATGATGTTGTCGACCCGACGATCCTGTTCTCGATGACCACGACCAACGGTCTGATTGCCATCGACGACACACTCAAGACTGTGACGCTCTACTTCGACGCCATCGACTTCACCGCACTGACGTGGAAGAAGGGCTACTACGAACTTGAACTGTACAAGGACGTGGTGCGCGGCGTGGCAACCATCGAATCGGTTTATTCCCCGCTTGAGGGGTTCGTTTATCTCGACGCGGAGACGACCAAGTGAGCAACGAATACATCATCACAGCTATCGGCGTCATCCTCGCTATCTTAGGGTACTTGCTCCAGCAGAAAGATGCGGCGCAACAGGCGTCCATCAATCTGCTGTTTCAAAAGCATGACGCTGATGTCAAGGAACTGGACGCGTTGAAGCTCCAGATCGCCAGTCAGCACTACGTCAAGGGCGAACTCGACGCGCGGTTTGACAAACTTGAAGGCGCGTTCCGCGAGGGGTTCACCTCTCTCGGCACCAAGTTTGACCGCCTGGGCGACGTGCTTCTAACCCACATCCAGAACGAAGAGAAGAGGCTGTGATGAACCTCTCCATCCAACACGGCATTTTCTACGTCGACAACCTGCACTTTTGTTACGCGAGGCAAGGCAATGGACGCTCAGATATTCCAGTTGGCCGCTATCCGGTCAGCACGCAATACAGCGAAGCTCACGGCCAAGAACTTCCCCGTGCCGATGGACTTGGCTGGATTGGCCCAGCAATCAGCCGTGATGCTGACGAGTGCGACATCGTTTTGGGTCGCGTACATGGTGGCGATGGTCTCATTCCATGCACGACTCATGTCGGCAGACTGCTCGCCATGCTTGCCGCCTCAGAAAACCGAGGCGCCGCCGTCGAATTGGTTGTGATCTGATCATGGCTGACTTTGCCAAAGCCTTTGAACGCATGCTGCTCAACGAGGGTGGCTATCGCCTGACCGACATTAAGGGCGATAAAGGCGGGCAGACATACGCCGGCATTGCGCGCAATCGCTGGCCGAACTGGTCAGGCTGGCGCGTAATTGATCGGGGTGAGAAGCCTTCCGCCGAATCTGTGCGTGACTTCTACAGTGACAACTTCTGGCATCCCGTATGGGGCAGCGAGATTGCATCGCAGCGCATCGCTGAGAACCTGTTTGATTTCGCTGTCAATGCCGGGCCTGGTGTATCCGTCAAGCTGGCACAGATCGTTGTTGGCGCCACGCCTGACGGCAAGTTCGGCCCGAAGACGCTCGCTGGTATCAATTCCGCCGACGAGCAAGGATTCGTCCTGGCATATGCGCTGGCCAAGATTGCCCGCTATCGAGACATCGTAACCAAGGACCGTAGCCAAGCGAAGTTCCTGCTCGGCTGGATCAATCGCACTTTGAAAGAGGCCGCATGAATCCGCTACTGACAGCCGGAATCGGCGGCATTTTTGAAACGGTCGGCAATGTTGCCGATGACCTATTCACTTCAGACGAAGAGCGCGCCAAGGCCGAACTAGACGCCTACAAGGCAGAGTCTGAGCGTATGGGTGGTCAGGTCGAAATCAACAAGATCGAGGCCGCCAATTCAAACGTATGGGTATCTGGTGCGCGCCCTTTCATTATGTGGGTATGCGGCGCAGCCTTCGCCTACGCAACTGTTGTTGAGCCCGTGTTGCGCTTCGCCGCAAAGGTCTGGTTTGGCTACGCCGGGGATTTTCCGGTGATCGATACAGACCTGACGATGCAGGTTCTGTTCGGAATCCTCGGGCTCGGCGTGATGCGCAGCTTTGACAAGAAGGCTGGCACGTCCAAATGACCGCATTGACCAATCCCCCCATCTGCCCGCCTGCCGCCAGCGTCGAGCAGATGCGCGATTACTTCGACAAGCACGTTCAAGCCGGCCGCGGAGGCTATCACGTCGAAATGCGCGGCTTCTATTGGGTCATGCCGCCGGCAAATGACACCCATGATGACGACGAGGGAAAAGTGTTTGTAGGGGGCTTTCAGTGATGGCCACGCAATCCAGCGCTGCCTACAACGCCAAAACCGGCAAAGCCTGGGCGTTCCGTCCGGCCGTCGAAACCGTATTCGTCCGATCCATTCCGCTTTCCATCGTCGTTACGCGCAAGCCGACGCGCAAATCATCTACCAGTAATTAAGGAGCATCACCATGGCAAACGCACTGTACGGCAAGGGCAAGGAAAAGCTCCTTTCGGCCGGCATCAACATGCTGACCGACACGATCAAGGCCGCTTTGGTCAAGTCGGCCTATTCGGTCAATCTCGCTACGCACGAATTCCTGTCCGACCTGGGCGCCAATGTGCTCGATACCAACGTAACGCTGTCCGGTCGGTCCGTTACGCTCGGCGTGTTCGACGCTGACCCGATGATATGGGAGGCCGTCACGGCCGGCGACACAGCATCCTTTGTCGTGCTGTTCAAAGATACCGGCGTGGCCGGCACATCCCCGCTGATTTACTACATCGACACGATCTCCAATTTTCCGACCGTTACCAACGGCAGCGATGTGGCGGTCAGCGACAACGGTGGCTCGTACAAGATTTTTGCGCTGTAACCGGAGCGGATCATGGCAACGGATGACCGCGTAAGGGAAACGACGACGACGACCGGCACGGGGGATTTGACGCTATCCGGCGCAGTTACCGGATGTCGCGCCTTCTCAGCCGTCCGCTCGGTCGGCCAGGCGGTGCGCTATGCGCTACAGGGCATCGATGGCGCAGGAGCCCCAACCAGTGAATGGGAAGTTGGCTCCGGCGTGTATTCGGCCGCGAATACGATCACGCGCTCAACCGTGCTGGCATCGAGCAACGCTGACGCGCTGGTTAATCTATCGGCTGGCACGAAACACATATGGATCAACTTCGACGCCACGCATGTAGCCTGGATTCGAGAGCGGCTGTATGCCAACCGAACCTACTACGTGCGGGCGGATGGATCGGATAGCAACTCAGGCCTTGCCAATACTGCGGCCGGTGCATTCCTGACCATCCAGAAGGCAATCGATGTAGTGGCCGAGACGCTTGACCTGGGCGCTTATGTGGTCACGATTCAGCTTGATGATCGGACAACGACTGCACCGCTCACGCTGAAGCGATTGGTATCGTCGGGCGCATCTGGGCAGGCGATCATTCAGGGCAATTCTGGAACCCCGGCGAATGTGGTCATTAGCACGACGAGCGCCAATGCGATCGCAGCGCTTGGGGTTGGAGCAGGCTGGCTGCTGAAAGACTTCAAGGTGCAAACGACGACGAGCGGCGCCGGGTTGCAGGTTTCGCAGTTCTCCTACGTCGAAATCAACAATCTGGTATTCGGTGCCTGCGCCAGCTCGCACATCCGGTCATATATGTATGGGCATGTCGTCGCCACGGGCAACTACGCAATCAGCGGTGGCGCTCCTTACCACTGGCTGACCTCTCAGTTTGGGCGCGTCAACGTAGCGAGTCGCACAGTGACGATTACCGGAACGCCGGCATTTTCCGGTGGGTTTGCGTCAGCATCAGACCAAGCCCTTATTTCCTGCTCCGGAAACACATTCTCCGGCTCGGCTACTGGCAAGCGGTACACTGGCGTTACATCGGGCGGCATCATCAACAGCGCGGGGGCCACGTTGCCGGGCGATACCGCAGGTGATACGCCGACAACCAACGGACAGTACATCTAAGTGATGTTCAGCGGCTCGGCCATTTCGCAAGGGGAAATCAGCGGCGGCGGCGCAAGCGCCACGCTGGAGATCCACCTGATCGACACTCCTGCGCCATCTGCGGCGTATGGAGTGATGCTGGCGAACATGAATCAGGTGTTTGCCGGCGCAGCATCGACTGCGCATGGCGTGTTTACGGCCGATTCATACTTTGAGCCGCGCCCGGTTTCCGGAAGTTTTAGCGGGGCGCTGACCACGGGATATGGCGAGTTTTCGCACACACTCGGGCATGTCATTCTCAATCCGTCCGCGCTGACCCGGCAAGGCCAGTTCATCGGCACAGTCGGCAACAGGAGCGGAACGTTTGAAGGAGCCCTTGCTACGCAGCACGGTGTTTTCCTGGGTGATGGTCGGCCGCATACCTTCATTGGATCGGCGCAGACGCAGCAAGGTCAATTTGTCGGCACGCAGACCATTCAAGGTATTTTTGCTGGCACCAACGGCACGCGCTACGGCGTCATGGAAGGCCCCCCGCGAGATTTCGTCGGTTACGACACGATCTATGTGATGCGCAAACCAAAAACCATCACCGCATTCAGGAGTTCGTAAATGCCCGTCGTTAAAACAGCAAAGCTCGGGCCGTTCCTCGGCATCAACAATCGCCGCGAACGCTATGCGCTCAATGTGCCGAAGGTGGGCGATTTCCTGGCTGACGCCGTTGGCGCTGATCTGGATGTCACCGGCCGACTGTCTCGGGCCGATGGCTCGACATTGGTCGCAGCGCTGACGACGGGGCGCTCGGTATTCAGCGACGGCGAACGGATGCTCTACGCGGACGGAACCAGCCTGAAGCGCATCACGAACATGGCGACCTATGCCGCTGATACGGTCGATACGGTCTCGGCGAATCGTATCGCCTACGAAGCCATCAACGGCGAAATCTTCTATACCGATGGCGTCAAGTTGTCGTGCCTGCAGGCAGACAATACCGTGCGACCGGTCGGCGTTCCGGTTCCCGCCTCGCTCGGTGCAGCAGCGGCGTCGGGCACCCTTGACCCAGCGACCTATCAAGTCACGATCACCTATTTCAATGGGGTTGAAGAGGGCGGCGCCTATCCGCCGGTTGCGGTCGACCTGGCTTCTGCTGGCGGAATTGCCTTGACGCTGCCCGCGGCGCCGGCTGAAGTAACGCACGTCGGACTCTACATCTCCGGGCCAAATGGCGAAGTGCCGATGTTGCACTCGGTTATTGCGCCGACCGATAGCGTGACGATCACGACGCCGGCCACATTGCGCGCCTGCCACACGCTGCACAAGGCCAGGATGCCGGACGGCGAACTGCTGACGCATTTGGATGGCCGCTTGCTGGTGGCTGATGGCGCGTTCGTCTATTACTCCGACCCGTACAATTTCGGGCTGACGACACCGACCAAGAACTACGTGCCATTCCCTGCCGTAGTCACGGTAATGATTGCCTGCGAGAACGGGGTTTATGTCGTAGCAGACAAGGCTTATTGGCTTTCCGGATTCGATGCGCCGGAAATGGCCATGCCCATGGTGCTGCCGTATGGCGCCGTGGCTTTTTCTCAGACGCGGCACCCGACCGAAAAGAAAGTGTTCTGGCTGTCCGAGAAAGGATTGATCGTCGGCGACGATCAAGGACAGGTCGTCAATATGCAGGAAAAGAACCTGCTGCTTGATATGACCGGAGAAGGGGCCAGCCTGTTCATCGAAGGCAATAATCGGATCGTAGCGACCAATGGTTGATAACGGCGACGTTCGCTCCTTCAACCAGATCAAGGCGTATCCGCGAGGCTCGGCGCAGGGTGGTAGCGCAATTCAGGCCGTCAAAGGGTCGATGTCGGAGAACGATGGCGCGAGTAGTCATCGGACGGTGATTCGAGAAACGGCGGAAGGCCGAGCCATTGCCCGCACCCGTGATGGGATGCCGATGGTCGAGGTCGAGAAGTTCGAGAGCGGCCTGTACATGGAAACCGGGCACCTCCAATTCACCTATCCAGCACCGGAGGCGCCGACCAAACTCGACCCCGCCAAGTGGCGCTTCATGGACATAGCCCCGGCGGGCGACTGGTTGGGCGAAATCAACGTTGAGGACGGAACGCAGGTTGTTAGCCAGCCGACCCCGATAGGCACAGGAATACTGGCCGACAATATCGACTCGCTGGCGATTGGTTATGAACGCAGCAATGACGCGGCAAAGGATGTCGAGGCAGCGCTTGCCGCCGAAAACGCAACCGTTCTCAAGAAACTTGTCCTCGGTTATTTCCCGGCGAGCTGCTGGACCGGCAAACTGCGGCTGTTCATGCAGGCACAGTACGGCGCTGCGCAGGACTCGGATAGTTGGCACTTCTCGCCCAATGTCGTCGGCTCGGACATCACGCTGCTGTACATCCGCGCCAGCGAAGGCGATGAGGTAAATACCACCATTACGTTTGGCCTGTGGCCGCACAACTCGCCGGGGATATTCACGTCGTCGGACGGGCGCTATTGGCTGCTTTCCGTCAAGATGATCAGCTACACAATCACCGTCGACGCCTACGCGATTCTTCCCGAGGTTGATGCGGTCGATGACCTGATCGCGATGCTGTCTGCTGACCCGCCGCCGAGCGCCGAGGATAGGAAGAAGATTGAAGCCTACATCTTCGCGCACAGCTATATCGATGTCGGATCGAAGCGCACCATCGGCAGTCACACAACGACACAGGGTGGAGAGCCGATCTCCTACGGCTGGAAGTTCAACGATGACGGATCGAAGGCGTCCATCGTTGGCCATGAACAAAAAGGCGTGTTCGGCGATTACCACCTGCTGAGTACGATCATTCACCTTGATTTCTCCTACACGCCTGTCGATGGCCAGACGCCGCGTCCGAACTGGATCAGCTTTGCCGCGACCGTAGAGAGTGGCGGCGAGTGGCGGGACGGTTGGGGCGCCTACAACATATTCAAGCCGGAGTATTACTTTGGCGGACGCCTTGAGGCGTGGGCGCCGTCGATGGCTTGGTTCTACAGCGGTGGCGGTCGGCCGAACTTCAGCTTTTCCGGTATCCCGGTCTATGGCTATTACGTCGACAACGTGTGGAAGATGGTCACGATGTCCCGAACTTTCCAAGAGTTTGGCGAAGGGTCGGAGGAATACAGCGAAGAATCAACTGGCCTTATTTTCAATGCCTCTACGCCGCCCGCCAGTCTTGCCCACCAGAACAGGTGGCAAGAAGGATACCGCGTCAGTAACCAAGGCTTTTCCGCCGAAACGCACCTGGTTACCGAGAAAAACTATATGAGCATTGCCTTTGACGGCTATTCATATAGCGGAACCCGCGAGTATGGGGCGCACAATTACGTTGAAGGTTCTATCGCAGAAACGGGCTACGTCGCGCACTCGTCAGCTTTTATCCCAACACAACTGGGAACGGGACCGGCCTGTGATGATCCCTACAGCGCGCCGGGGTTCGCAGAAGCCAATACCGCCAGCTACCCATCGTTTACAAGCTACGTTGACCAGATCGTAGGGGCGCTAACGACCACTACGAGAGCCGTGTCCGGTGCCATCGAGAAAGTTTGGACGATGGTAATTCCGATGTTCGATGCTGAGTCACTTTATATCGTTCGGGCCGAACACGATACCGTCGATAGCGAAACCAACTCAAAAACGGTTCAGAGCAACATTTCGATTGGTTTTTCAGCAGAGGATTTGGATGGCCTCCACCATGTTGTCTATCCCTATTCAACGATGACGTTTTTTGGCGGCGTATCTGTGACCACGGATGAGCCGGCGCCCGACCCGCCGCCATGGACTAGCGGAATTGCCTGCTTCAACCAGGTTGTCCACGGTGCGGCCGGAACGCCAGCAGCGGACATCACGGCGCTGTTCCAGGTCGCGTCGGTGTATCCGTTTTACGATCTCGGCATGTACACCGCCACCAGCTTCAATGATCGCTACTGGATGACCGAGGGCTTGCGCGCTCCGGCTTCCGTCCCCAACTCACCGCGCTTTGTAGGATGGGCCTGACCATGACGACTTACGCAGTCAATGCAGAAACCGGCGCCTCGACGCGCTACACGGATTACGGGTTCGACTCGTTTTGCAAAGGGCCGGATGGCAAGTACTACGGAATCAAGGCAGACGGGCTGTATCTACTGGAAGGAACGGCCGAGTCCGTGATTGACTTCGGCGACCTTGATTTCGGCACGTCGGCCGAGAAGGCTGTCCAAGCTGCCTATATCTCCGGTGCGTCGGCCGACCCGCTGGTGATGACCATCACTCAAGATGATGAGGATTACGAATACCCAGCCCGGTCCTGCAGCGACAAGATCAAGACGCATCGCGTCGATACAGGTCTTGGGCTGCAAGCCAACTATTTCGGCGTGAAGGTTGGCAACCAAGACGGCTCTGATTTCACTATCGATGCGGTTGAGCTTGCCGCTGTCGCACTTTCAGGAAGGATTTAATCATGTCGATTTCCGGCGACCTGTCGCAACAGATAATTAACCAGGCATGGACCAAGGCCGAGTCGCTGAATGCTGAACTTGGAACGCGCCTTGATGCAGCGCAAACGGCGGTATCTGGATCAACGACGGTAGGGGCTTCGTCGGCATCTCCGATCGCGTCGATCACTGAACCCAATGTAACCATTCCGCTAGAGGCGGAAGGTCCGGACTTGATCCTGTTCAACGAGTACAACGCCGATATTCTCGCCAAACTGGTTGATTTATTCAGCGACTACATATCAACCTACATGCCGACCAATGCGGCGCTGTGGTCGGCGGCTGAAGGCTGGATCAACACACAGCTTGCATCAGGCGGCTCAGGCATCAAGGCGTCTGTCGAAGCACTGATCTTTGAGCGCGGGCGTTCGCGCATCCTGGCTGACGCCGTGCGGGCGTCTGATGAAGTGGCCGGCATGTGGTCGGCGAAACGCTTTCCAATCCCCCCTGGCGCTCTGCAGCATCAGACTTTGCAGATCCAGCAGAAGGCGCAGGACGAACTAGGTAAGCTATCCACGGATGCTGCTATCGAGTCGTTCAGGGCGGAACTTGAAATGACAAAGATTGCCATTTCGTCGGCCAAGGAGGCGCGGCAATTGGCGTTGTCGTCGGCCAATGATTACATCCGCACCGCCGCAGCGAGCCAGCAGCAGACCGCTCAATTCCTGACCAGCAAGGCGCAGGCGCAGAACGGGCTGATCAATGCAGTCGCCGGGATGTTGGGCGCACGGACCAATGCGGCCAAGGCGATATTCGAATCCAACTTCGCTAACTCAGAACTGGCGCAACAAGCGGCAAATCTGTCTTCACAACTGGCTGCGCAGGACCGTCACAAGCGCGGGGATATTGCCGTGGCTGCTGGTGACGCCGTGGCCAGGGTAACGGCTGCGATGGTGAATAACCTGCATACCTCTGTCGGGGTACAGGGTACCGAGAAAATCACCTGATAAAAGCGAGGGGCTTCGGCCCCTTTTTTTGCATTCGATAGGCGTAAAATGCTTGCTTATCGTGCAGCATGCAATGAATCTGTGAATGGAGGCCGTCATGGTCAAAAACAAAGGTGGCATCTGCATGGCAGATGGCGGCATTCCCCGTAATGAAACGGCCGACGAACTGATGGCCCGAATGACTGCCAAATACGGTGCGCCGAGTGCAGGACCAGCGCAGCCGGCGGCCCAACCCGTTCAGCAAGTGGCGCCAGTTCAGCCGGCGCCAAAGCGCGGCATCGTCGATGGCATCCGTGGCATGTTCGGTGACCGCCAGAAGCAACTTGACGCACAGGAGCGCAAGGCGAACGGCTACGCCAATGGCGGCATCGCTGCACCGATGAACGATATGCAAACACGTCCAAGCACCAATATTCCGCCGCAGCCCGGAGCGGCAGGGAGAGTTGCCGAAACAATTGGCCGAGCCATTGACTCCACCGTAGATCATCCTGCGTACAACTTTGCTCAGGCAGTACCTGGGGTCAATATCCCTCTAAGTGCTCTGGCATACCAAAGCCACGCCAGCCGAGGAATGACAGGAGATGCTGTCCTTGATGCGGTTAGCGCCATCCCCGGCGCAAGGGCTACGCAACTTATACCAAAGGTTGTTCCGAATCTTTCTCGCGGGTCTATGACTGCAAACGCAATGCGAGTTGGGACGCTGGCACAGGGAGCGCAAATGGGGCAGTCTGCAGACGCCTTTGCTAAAGGCTATGCTGACGGCGGCATCTCCGGTCACGTTAAATTCAAAGGCGAAGGCGGTCCGCGTGAGGACAAGATTCCGGTCGTGCTTTCCGGCCAGAAAATCAACGTATCCAACGATGAAGAGCATCTGATTATCCCGGCCAAGACGGCAGCCAATGCGCAGGCCATGGCAGAGATTAAGAAGATCATCGCCGACTCCAACGATGGCCGTCAGCCCGACATGGGGCACGGGGATGACAACTACGCCGAGGGCGGTCTGCTCGACGACGAAGCGCGCAAGATGGATTACCAGAAGGTGACGGGCATCGCCGCGCCGTCGCCGACTCCAGTTCCTGCCGCGCAACCCGAAACCGGCGGATGGGGATTTGGCAAGAGCGGCCCCGGTGCAACCCTGCAAGTAACGACTGGCGATGCGGCGCGCTTGCCTAGCGCAGTGCAACGGCAAGGCATCAACGCCATGCGTAGCCAAATGGCAACGCCACAAACGGCAGCAGCAAGCGGATCAAGCTATGTAGGCAACGGCCCAACTGATCCTGACACGAACGGACGTAACGCCATGGCGCGACCGGGCGGCGCTGTCGCTCGCGGCATCACGACGATGCGCGGCCAACTGAACCAGAACCCGATGGTCTCCGAGAGTGCCATTGCATCGGCGGCCGGCGAGGATCACCTTCGTTCTCTCTATCCGACCGGGACTTTCGACCAGTCAGCGGCACAGGCCCAAAGCCAGAATCCAATGAACTCCGGTTATACGGTGACGCGCGGACAGGCCGAGGCAGGCCGTATCCGCGCCGCGAATCAAGGAATTATGGCCGCATCGCCGAGTAACGCCAGGACGCAAGCGGCTGCCGATGGCAATGAGTCTGATTTGGCTGGCCGGCAAGGCGGCTATATGGTCGAGAACAATTTGCGCGAATTCCGCGATGTCGGCAATGGCATCACGGCGCAGCGTGGCTCGAACGGCCGGCTATCGGTCAGCAACGTCGGAACCGAAAACATTACCGACCCAAGTAAGCGCGCCGTGGATGATTCCGCTTCGGCTCGGCGCGACTTTGAATCGAGTGGCGGTCGCACGCCACAAATGCAGCTCGATACGATGGTCCGCAACCGCATGATGTCCGACCTGACCGACCCGAGTATTACCGACCCTGCCGTTCGTGAGCGCGCGGCTATTGCGCTGGGTATCGCGGGCCGGCCGGAAGATAACCAACTGAAGCAAGCGCAGGCTCAGGGCATTGCAGCTCAGACCGATAGCACGCAGATGCTGTCCGGTATCCAGAAAAAGGCGCTGGCCGGCGACCCGCAGGCGATGGCGTCTTATCGGACACTGACCGGCAAGGCTGCGGATAACCGATTCACCGCGCATGTGGTTGGTGGCGGCGTCAATGAAATGGGGCAAGCGCAGCCGCAGTATCTAGGCGTGACCGGGCCGGATGGTCGGGTTCAGTTCCATAAGCCGAGCCAACAAGGACAGCAGAGTTTTGGCAAGGCAGATGTTGATGCGGCCCTTAAAGGCGGCGCCGACCGGGCGAAGGTCGCAGAGCGAATCAAATCAATGGGTGGAAACCCGGCCGACTACGGCCTTTAAGGAGCTATAGCATGGGCGTTTTTGACGATTTGATTCCCGGCGGAAACGCTCCGCAGGCTGGCGCGTTCGATGATTTGATCCCGCAGAAAAAGCAGAACAAAGGCTTGGCCGGCGACATTGGCACCGACCTGAAGCGCGGCATCATGGGCATCCCCGGCGCCGTCACAGGATTGGTCGATATTCCGGTTGCTGCGGCGACTGGTGAAGCTGCTATTGGCAAGGGATGGGATCGTATCGGCAAGGCCACTGGATTCCAGCCGAGCAAGTGGGCGAAGGAAGCCGAGGCTGAATATTCGCCGGCCCGGCAGGAGGCGAACCAGAAGACCAACGAAGCATGGGATAACGGCACGGCCATGGATATTGCCGGGTCTTATCTGTCGAACCCTGGGCACAAGATACTCGGCCCTATCGTTGAGTCTGCGCCGTCAATGATTGCCGGCGGCGTTGCTGCGCGTGGCATTGCGACTGCCGCAAAGATTGCCCCGGCTATCGCTGGTGGCATTGGAGAAGGCACCATCATGGCTGGTCAGGCAATGAACAACCTGATCGGCGAAGGCGTTGATGCGCGCACGGCGGCCGGCTACTCTGCGGCTACTGGTATTGCTGGCGGCGCCATTGGTGCCGTGGGC